GATGTAGAGAGGTCTCGTGGGCTCGGAGATGTGTATAAGAGACAGGTAAAAAGCAGAGCAATGGATTTTAAGGATCAAGTTGTACGGCTATCTGATAATATAAAAAAACAAAAAGACAAGATAGCTACAGAAGAAGCTACAAAAAACGCATTTATAATGCCAATGATTGCAGCCTTAGGATACGATGTTTTTAACCCTTTTGAGGTCGTGCCTGAAATGGATTGTGACTTAATAAAGAAAAAAGGAGAAAAAATCGATTATGCCATAATGAAGGATGAAAATCCTATACTTCTTATAGAATGCAAACACTGCAAGCAAGACCTAAACCTGCATGACACCCAACTACAAAAATATTTTGTAGCGTCAAAAGCCCGTTTTGGCGTGCTTACCAATGGGATAGAATATAGATTTTACACCGACTTGGAGAAAATCAATATTATGGATGAGAAACCTTTTCTTATCGTGAACATGCTTGACTTATCAGATGCGGATATAGAGCAACTAAAGAAATTCCATAAGTCATATTACAATGAAGAGGATGTTCTAAGTACGGCAAACGAATTGAAATACACGACAGAAATAAAATCAATATTGAATAACGAATTTGCATCACCTACAGCAGAATTTGTTCGATTCTTCGCACGTCAAGCCTATACTTCAGGTCAAATCACATCGAAGGTGATAGATATGTTTACACCACTCGTAAAGAAATCCATCACATCTGTTATTAATGATATTATTTCAGATAGACTAAATACAGCTATAAAAAACAGCGAGCAAACATCTGACTCACTCCAAACGATAGACAATACATCCATAAATACTTCCACAGAAGATACAGAAAAGAAACTCCCGGACGGAGTTGTATACATGGATAAAGAATCCGGTGTCGTAACAACACAAGAGGAATTAGATGCCTACAACATCGTAAGAAGCATTTTAAGAAAAAGCGTGGATGTGTCACGCATAACCTATAAAGACTATAAAAGTTACTTCGTTGTAAATATCGATAACAGCCAATGGTTCTGGATATGCCGTGTTTCTATCGGAGCAAGAAAAAAGCAAATAGGAATACCGGTAGACCAATATAAGAGTTGTGAATGGATTCAGATTGACAACATGGATGATATATTTAAATATGCAGACAGACTTGAAGAAGCACTTAAAATGGCAATAAAAAGTTGTGAACATTAAAATTAACATTAGTATTTACATTATGAAGAAGAAAGTTTTATTTTTACTGACCGTATTTCTTTATTCAATAACAGCTTTTGCTCAAGAAAAAAAAGAAGTTATCATTAAAGCTGGTACAATTGTTCCTTTGGAATCCATAAGTAATGTCAGAGCCTCCAAAGCACATGAGGGGCAGAATATTGATTTTAAAGTTTCCAGAGATGTTATCATAGACAAGGTTGTAGCCATACCGGCCGGAACTATAGCCAAGGGGGTAGTGTATGAGGCGAAAAGATCTGCATGGTTTGGAACCAAGGGAAGATTAGGAATCAGGATGCGCTATTTAACTTTGCCATCTGGTGATAATGTGAACTTCTCATCATCTGAAGTATATATAACAGGAAAAAACAGGACTCCTTTATCTGTTGTAATATTCTGCTGCACCTGTATCCCTCTGCCTTGTGGTTCCAAGGCTGAGATGAAAATCGGTTATGAGTTTGATGCATCAGTAGCAAACAATACCGTAGTAATAGTAGAATAGTCATTTTCTGATTATCCTATTTCACCGATAAATCGCGAGAGTTTTTGTATAACCCTCGTGATTTTTTTGCCTTTTATTTATCGCACTGTTCTATTTGTCGTATTTAATCCCATTTCATGGCTTTGATTTTTGCCATATTTGCAGGGTCATCGGCATTGATGATATCACGGTCTTGAGGTATGTTAACTCGCTTACGTTCCTCGTCAGACAAATATATGGACGTTACGGAATCGGCAAGGAGCAATTGTAAATTGGCATAGCTAATACCCCAAACAACATATTCAAAAGTCCATCCGTACCGTTGACAAGCTGTATCTATCAATGTGCCATATATGCTTTTGCCGCCAAATGTAAGAGAATTATTATCCTTCTTGGCTCTCATGGCTTTTGCTTGCCATTCTTTTTCCTTATCTATTCCAAGGTGTTTTATATATGCTGATATGTCTCCTTCTGACAATACCATAACCAATAGTTGTGCCATACTGTCATTATCTATTTCTTTATAGAAGAAATTACATCTTTCTTGTACAAAATCATAATCAAACAATTCTTCTTTCTTATTGATGGTATGATAGGACAAAATACGGCACACGCTTTCTTTTTTTTCCTGACATATTCTCAACGCTTCCATATACGGATTAGCCTTGATAATTTCCAGATTTATGCCAAGACACTCCACAAGCCTTGATATTAGGTATGTTTTTCCAAGAGTAACCGGATATAGATAAAACTGACGTTGATTTACTTTAAAACCATGTGGACGTTCAATTATAGTATCCGCAATGTCCATGTCTATAAGTTTCCCATCTTCTAACATAACGGTTCTTGTTTTTTTAATTAATGCCGGATATCTTCACAGACAACCGGCATGAAAAGACATATGAATAACAAACCAAATTTTCAAAATCGAACGGAAACACAGATTCGAACTGTAACCTAATGCCTGGTAGACATACGTGCATCCATTACACCATTTCCGCAATACACGTGGGTATAAAGCCCCCACGGCAGGCTATCATCCTGAAAAACTATCCACCTACACTAGGATTAGGAGCAACTTCAAATTTATCTCCATCTCCAGATTCATCTTCTGGGTCACATTCAACCTTAGTCGGCTTACCAGAAGTAGGCGTTGTTATAATCTTACCCCATTGAATCTGTTTTTTGTCCGAACCCGGCTTCAAAGCATCAAAGGTATACGCCCAAATACCACCATCTGCCGCTGTAAATGAATCCTCAACAGAAACGGTAGTTTTTTCCATACAGAATCCCTGAACATCAGGATCTTCAGGCTGTAAAGCAACAGCATAATTATGTGCTACCACTCCATCACTATCACTTATAGGACGCTTACGCCCTTTTGCAGCACGAATATTGAAAGTAAGAGCATAGGTGTTTTTTCCATACTTTACATCCTCGTTCTCTCCTCCTTCAATCTTTGCTTCTTTCTTGTCACCTTTTGTCGTTGTCAACTGTGTGGAATCCTCTACCGGAGTAGGCAATTCTTCCCATGCAGGTGATACTGCATCAAGGTCTTTAATAAAAATACGGGGCTTACCCCATCCGATTACTGCCATAGTTCTATATTGCTTAATATAGTTAATACTTATTCGTTATTTATCTCAATATACAGCTTGTTGTTGATGAAATGTTCCGTGTGTCCATCCTCAAAAGAAACACCGGTAGACATGACTTTTTGACTACATTCTTTAGGAACTGTATGAAACTCTTCTTTACGTATATAAAAGAGAAACTTACACAAGTCACACAATTCCCCTATACGGAGTGTATGCTTTTCCCATGCTTTTGTTCTAGAATTCCATTGGTCCCTAACATAAACATTGACATTCACATAAGCTCGCTGGATCTGACCGCATCCCTCATTGGCAAGTACAGATATGACAATATCCTCCTTGTCCGATTTATCTGGTCTACCCCTATCACTCAATTTCCCGGTTACACTTCTTTCAAGGATTGATCCTTTAATCTTGTGATATACAAATTTTGATATTTCAATGTCCGATTTCATCATTTAGCAATCTGTATCTTTAATTTTTCAAGCATCTTGGGTACTTGGTCTATTGCCCATAGCTCCGTTGACGCAAGCACATCCTTGTTATCCATCGCTTCCACATATTCAGCATAATTCATTCCGGCAACAATAACAAGAGCATAGTCATTGGAATATCTTCTAGCCAGTTCTTCTGCTAAGTCTTTGCCGACTTTTACACCTTGTGAACCCTGCTTCACCTGATTAAAGTCTGAGTATTGGATAATACTGCCATTATGGGCTATTACATAGCCAACTGAGCTACGCAAATTACCAGACTGATCATACCAACTTTTATCACCACCTCTATCACGTACCCTGATAACACATTGTTCTCCAAGATACGACAAAGCGCGTATTGTTAGCCTTTCAACCCGTTGTGCCTCCCTCATAAGTGTATTATGAATTTCATCAAGTTTGGTAGCCATTCTTATACCCATATCCTAAACCCAAATTTTGCACTGAAGCTGGTAACGATGAAAACCTTTCACTTCAAATTCTCTTTCTATTCCTCCGAGCAGACTTATCTTGACTCTATCTCCTATTGTAAAAGCACGGCAGTTTGCTGGTATATTACAAACCTCATAAGAGTATTTACGTATTATGCCATCTTCAAATTCCCTTTCATCCGATTCACCGGCAGGAACAGCATCACAGGGAATTTCACCTTCCCAATGTTCTTCACCCGAATGGTAATCTCCGTTTTCATCCTCGTATCCTGAAGCAGATACAAGGTATTGCAAACGATGTGGATTTCTACTCAAAACAGCCATACTACAACAAACAGTCACCTACATACACCGTTGGTTTTGCCTCCAGTTCTACTAAAGGTTCACCAATAGTCTTGTAAATGGAGTTAACACGTAAAAGTATCCGTTCTTTATCTTTATCAGATAAAGCCCCGAAGGACTTGTCTGCTTCAGAGAAATTGATAGCCTGGACCAAAGACCAAAGACAATCAGCTAAAGCTCCCTGGTATTCGTTAGAATGATCTATATCATAACCAAACTCATCATCACCATTGAGATTACGTTTAATCATCACATTCTCTACAAAACCGATAGAAATCGGATAGTGTATTTCGTCTACGAGAGCTTGCTGTATTGTCTTCATGGCTTATTCTGATTTATGAGATTCAACTGCGGATTTCAATTTCGCTTCGTCAAAGTCATTCAGCCTGTTCACGGCGGCAATCAGCTTGTCATCTGCAATAGTTGAAGCTAGATTTTTGCCTGTTATTTTATTGAATTCCTTGACAAACTCCGGCTTCTTGTAAGTATTTCCCCAAATAGTGATTTTCACATCCGTACTGTCAGAAGTTTCAGCTGAGGTATCTACCGCCTGAGCTTCCGAAATATCAAGAGAGTAGATTTGATCCACGTTCTCAATAACAGAGAGCACAAGAGCCTGCCCACTCGTAGTTTCGGTAAACGGCTCCGTTGTTCTGTAACGGCTGATGAGTTTGTACTCATCAACGGTTGAATAAACAACACCCTCTACCGGATTTGTCTTTTCCGCAAGCGTTCCCCACACCAAAGCACCGACTTCTTCTGTGGTAAGGAAAATCAACTTGTTCTGGTTCCACGGCTTGTACGGTTTCCTTTTGCCGTTCTTCTCTGAGATGATTGAACGGTCAATTTTCAGGAAAGCAACCCCGTTGTTATCATCCGCAAATGCTTCGTCAAACAAAGATGCTGTCGGAACAGGGAGCTTTGTATTACTGTCAAAAGTCTGACCGCGATAATTGGCTACCAGTTCTTTTGCCCCTTGCGTCTGACGCAACTTGTTGTAGGTGGACAATGCAATGCAGATAGTGATGATTGTGTCGCCGTTATTGTCAGCATAAGCCAATACACGCTTAATGTCATCAAGCGTAAGCTCATTTTGCGTCTCAACACCAAAACAGTTTTCAGGCAGATAGCCGAAATTGATACGCAAAGCCGTACCGGTATTGTTTTCATCCTCCACAGCTACAATACCATTAGACAATCCGGTCAGGAAGTTCGCTTCATTCTGTTCGTCAATACCGACAGAGCAAGCAATCGGGTCGGAAGTCAGCTTATTCGCGATGTTCGTCCATTCCGCACCTTGCGCTTTCATTATGTTAACGGTATTGATATCCGATTCAAACATGATTTTTTTCATACCGATTTTCGGCAGAGAACCATTGGCGTGAGCAATGGCATCGCGGCTTTTAATCGGAAGTGGCGAGTTCATCGACACCATGTCGGCTGCTACATAAGTAGTGTTTACCGCAGCGTTAGACCATTTCTGGTCTGCCGAATAAACCTTTCTCAACATAGATTTATGCAAATAGGTGCGTTTGTTGTCACCGTTCCGCTTGCCGTTCACTGTATCTACTACATTCTGGAGTCTCGGAAAGATTTTTCTGATGTACTCCACAAATTGTGATTGTACCATTTTTTACCTCCTCTTTTAATCGTGCATGAATACTAATCCAGGCAACTCCGTCTTCATTGCAGTTTTGATATTATCCACTGAATACGGACTTGCTTTATCATTCACTTCACCATCGTACATGATTGCTGCTAAAGGAGCATCCTTTGTAACGCTTCTTACCAATACACCTACATAATGATGGCTACCGGGCAATGTATCATATTGATCATAATTCGATGCTTTTAGCGGCATAGGCTTGAATAGTGTTTCGTCATCATCTGATGCGATAATAACATGACCAGCCTTAATTACATCATATGGATAACCACTGACATCAAGCGTGCGACCACCAATGATACCAGCACCGTATCGTCTGATTACAACCGAATCAAGACCAGAAGTAATCACCTGCAATTCACTTGCTAAATTTGCTGTTGCACCCATTTTTAATACTTAGTTTTTTGTTAATGTTTAGAATGTGTCAGCCAACGCTTTGATTTCAGCGTCACTAATCACTTCATCTTGTTTTCCCGAACTTTTACCACTTGCGGCAGGCGGATTAGCCAATGTAGACAAACCTGCATCTGCACATTCTTGGTTGTAATTCTTCAGGTCTTCCTCAACTTCCGAATAAAACTCGTCAAACTCCTCTTCGGTTTCAAATTTCATGCGGTCGAAACTTTTCAGGATGCGACTGCCGAAAGAACCCGAATCTTTGAGCAACTCGTTGAGCTTGGATTTTCTTGATGTAGTGACTTTTTCACCTTTCAATACCGAAATTTCATTGGTAAGTGTATCAACCTTGTCAAGCAATCCCTTTGCCCATGCTGGAGCATCATCATTACTTTTATTCTGCTGAGGATCATTTTTGTTTGAACCCGTCTGACGATTGTTTGAAGTGTTCGATGATGTATCATCGCCGTCATCGGTTTCGTCATCGCCATTCTTTTTGCGGTTTTCTTCGATTACTCGATTTGCAAAAGACTGGCTGACTTGCAGGTAGGGGAGAACCGCATCAATAGCTGCTTCAATTTCTGCGTTTACGTCCTCATCGGAGGCATCATCTGTGGAGGTTAGGTTATCGGCAATTCTAGCAGCGATACCCATCACCTCTTTTTTATTGAACCCGAACGCCTTCACTTTCGGTTTCAATTTCAACAAAACCTGTTGTTTTCTATCCATTGTACAATGTTTTAATTAATAAAAACGGCCTGCAAAACATTACATGCAAGCAGACCGTCAACCTTCTTAATCATACATTAAGAGCAATGAATGTATTCACGACAAGTTCGGTTGCATGTAACTTCACATGCTTTATGCAAATATACGAAAAGTGATTCTTTTTACTTCACTTTAATTGTTAAACTATTATAATAAGACACATAGTACGAAAATAATCTTGTACTCCGTGTTATGAAACTGAATGTATCTGTATATAAGCAGTTATTATTTAAGATATGACGGGTTATCCTTTAAAAAATATGGCAAAGTTCCATTTCTCTTTGCATCTGCTATGCGTTGGGAATTTGTGCCAATCCACTGTTTAAATGCATTCGGTACATCCTTGACTTCATTCACACTTTCAGTCGTAGATTCACTTCTACCATCCCATTCCCAAAACTCTTCTTCTGTTTTAAGGATAGGTATTTTATAGCATAAATCATTCGGATGCCAGCCAGTCCAAACGAAATCTTTAGGATATTTACCTGCTAACCTATCGCATATATCCCCATGTGGCATACGGTGATGATGTGAAGAGCTTAGCTTTATTTCGTACCCCACAACGAAATCCATTTGTTTCCAACGCTCATTTTCAGCAGTCCGGTAAGCCATGTTAATTTCAGATCGAGCCAGTCGGATAGAACGGTATTCGCAATCCTTTAAATGTTCTGCACTACCATACTTGTCTTTATAATCTTTTTGCAGTGATGGAAAATCAAGCAGATATTTAGAGATTTGTTTACTCAAAGTAATAGCACTTGTTCCTTTCTGAATAGCGCAAGATATAGCTGCTTCAAGTTCTTGTTTATAAATGGTGGATTGTTGCCAAAGTTTGGCAGAGACATTAAAGCCTTTATCCTTGCGGTTTTGGAACGCTTTCAAAGCATCAGAGTTTACTTGATATAAGACTTTGTATTTTTCCCCATCAACTTGGGCATTATAAGCCTTTAGAACTTTATTTGCCATCAAGTCTTGCACTTCATTACTATTTTTCCATTCTTCACTAATACCTCGATAGATAATCGTATGAATATAATTAACAAATTGAGCCTGTATATCCTCTATCTGTTTTTTAGTCTGTGGGTAATCAGACCATTTAAAAGGATTTTCACTATTAGATGAATAATCAGTGCGTAATACAGCTTTAGCAGCTTCCAAATTCAGAACATCATATATATGCTCCACTAAAGCTACATATTTATTCAGCCTTGTGTTAAGCTCTTGATATTTCTTCTTTTGATTCGGAATCTTAGGTTTTGACATATTGGTTTGTTTTTAATCTATTTATTAGAGTAGGCAGAAAAATCACGGTGGTAAGACAAAAAAGATTGTTCTGTTTTTAAGATTGGCTCATTTCTTATTGAACTTGTCACATACGTCACGGTTAAGAAAGCGGCTGGAAGTGAAAAACGGACAACGGCACATGAAGAACTCACCTTTCAAGTTCTTCTCGTGCCGGTCATAGCTATGCACGCAATCCCGACAATGATACTTAGATTGTGTTATTACTTTTTTTGCCATATACAAATTTGTTCTTTCTTTTATCAACCATCGGATATAAATAATGCTTCACTATAATTTTGCCACAGATAGGACAATCTTATACTACATATTCTACCGTAATTATCTTTGAATGTCTTTTCATATTTATCCCTCCTCAATTCTATCAGGTGCCGGCATTTCCAGCAGCCTGATAGCCTTAATCGTTTTTCTACCTTCTAAAATAGCTTTGCATAATCTATGGTATCCATCTGCTATTTGTCCTACTTCATCCAGTATAATAGGGTAGTCTAAAGAACAATCACGAACACGTTTGCATTGAAAGATAAAACTATGAAGCTGGCTGCACTCAAACGGTTCAACAGTCAGGTCTATATTCCACAATGGCATATCACGTACAGGGTATTCCTTTGCTTTCGCGAAATTATAAAGTGTCTGGGCTTTCCATACTTTATTTCCTCTAAGGTATTCGCTTTCGGCAAAGGTCATATTATCTATTGGTACTTTCATGTTATTCCGCACTTTCAAATAAACCGTTCATTCTTGATTGTTTTGCTTGTAAATCCATCGCATCTTCTTTATGTATCTGATCCAAAGTTGCCTCCGCATTATTAGAACCAGCTTCTCTAATAGTTTGCAACTGGCTCTTGATTGGCTTGCCACCATTCTGTTTTATAAGTCTATCAGTCATTGCATCCTCGTCCATTTGGATAAACGGAGTAATGACATGCTCAACTTCTACATTGTCAATCTCTTTAACCCATGAAGTATTCATGCTTTTCAAGAAAGCCTTGATTACACTGCATTCACGCTCAAACGATTCTATCCAATCACCACTTTCATCACCTACTTTCAGATGGGCATCAGTCAGCAAGGTCTGTCTAGCATCAAACCCGATATTTCCTAATGCTTTCATGTTCTCGAATGATATATCCGGAATTTGTGATTGTGACCAGAATAGACTAATCAGGGTACTTACATGGTACTTTAGTGCTTCGATAGCCTGAGACCATGAAACATAAGACACATCACCTCCATTTTCAACACGGAATATCCTACGGCTTTCCCCCTTATCTTCTTTTCCTTGTGTAGCCCCTGCAATTTTAAGGATAGGAGCACTGTTGTAGGCGATAACATCACTATTACGAGAAAGGGTATATTCTATCTCATTACGCAAATAAGACAAACCATGATAAATAGGAACTGGGCGATGAACATAAACACCGGGGATCTTCAATATAGCTATTGGTTCCGCTTTGATTTGTTCCCACCCAGATCCTTGCTGCTTCCACTTGTAATGGATCTTAGAAGTATATGTTTCAAAAAAAGCAATTTCTTCGTCCTTGACTTTCTTCTTGTATTCAAAAGACATAGCAACCATATCTCCCAACTCGTCAAACAACGGATACAGCCCGACGCCCTCCATCGGGGAATAGGTCTTGCATTTCAGCTTAAATTTACTTTGAAAACCATATAGAGAATTGGGATTTTCAACCGTATACCAAATGGTAAATACCTCGCATGACGCAAAATAGGCGTTGCCACGTTTAATATTCTCACTGTCTATACGAGCATACTTGTATATATTCTCAATTGCTTTCGCTATTTGTTGGCGAGTTTCATTGTTCTCAATATTATGATAGACACGTTTTACTGGAATGGAAAACATAAACTCTGTCATCCGTTTTGTAAGGAGTTTTTCAAGACCGATATAAATACGGGAAGCTTTTTCTACCGTACCATCAGATTTTACCTTATCTTTTCGACCAATGTTATCATTTACTATCGAATGCAATGTTGGTTCATAGTCTTTAATAAGATTATCCCATGAGGGGACATAGACTGACTTTCCTTTTAAGTCGTTGATGATATTATCAACCGGGCGCGTAATGTCTAATATAGCTGTTATTTCGTCCATAAATATAGTAAAGTGTCACTTGACACCTTTTTTTATATTGATTATTTAGATAGGAATTTATTCACGAAATATATTTGTCCTTTGCCGGTTACTTTGGTAGTGGTTGTTACCAATACCGAACCATCCGGCTTGGTAATTGATGTTTTCTTCAACTCAAAAAGTCCCAATTTCATAGATTTCTGCGTTGGCTGATTATAATAATCACCTTTTTGGCAAAGATAACCGTTCTCTCGCATCCAACCGAACAAACGGTTCTGACCGATATTCACTCCGTTCTGTTGGAGAATTTTTGCCAATTCAGCAATAAGGCACGAACGTTGAGAGGTACATACAGCATCGGCAAAAAGGACTTTAGGAGCATCTTTTTGGATCTTCTGCTCAGCCTCTATAAGACGCTGTTCTTTTCGTTTCAGTGTTTCTTGTGCCACAATAAGCGCACGTGCCATGATTTCTTCTGGAGTGTCGTCCATTTTGGTAGCGATGTAGCCACCTGTCTTACGGATACATGGCAACACTTCGCTTGTTACCCATTTGCGGAACTTTTTAGCTTCAGGCTTACGACTATCCAATATTGTATCATACAAACCATCCTCATCAACAAAATTTGCCTGTTGGATTCCACCGGCTGTTTCAAGGGGATACTTTGAAAGTACATCCTTATCTAATCTTTGCGCTACCTTACTGGGAATCAAATCCAAAATCTGGCATACATCTGCCAAGCAAAAGAAAGGTTCGTTATTTTCACCCATCGCAATTCTTACCTTTCCGAATTGCTCATTCTCAAAAATTTTAATTGTGTTCATAATGTAGTTCCGTACTCCTTCATACGGTGATTAGTTACACATGATACTGCTCCAAAAAGGAACCGGATAGCACAATACGTACTACCCGGTAACGTGAAGGAGCACGTTAGCATCAAATGCTATGATGCAAATATAATAAAAGTGGCTGTAAAAATGTCACATTCAACAGAAAAACTTACCTTAAATACAATATTTTATATTATCTGTTTGTATTTGGTACTATTTTTAGTACCTTTGCATAAACAAACGATTATGGGTACAAAGGAAAAACTAATAGAACGTATTTTGTCATGCCCAAAGGATTTTACCTATGATGAAGCAAAACGCTTATTCGGGATTTTTGGATATAAGGAAAGTAACAAAGGTGCTACATCAGGTTCCCGTGTTGAATTTATAGGACCAGACGAAGAAGCTCCTTTCATTCTACATAAGCCACATCCCGGAAGCATTTTGAAATCATACGTGATAAAAGGAATAATTGAGCATATAAAGAAAAACAATTTGATTGAGAAATATAAACAATCTAAAACAAAGTAGTATGGGACTTTTAAAATACAAAGGATATTCCGGTTCTGTAGAATACAGTCCGGAAGACAATTGTCTGTTTGGCAAAGTGCAAGGGATGAGAAAAGCGTCAATCCTTTATGAAGGTAGGTCTGTTGATGAGGTCCGTAAGGACTTTGAGGAATCTATAGACTTTTATCTTGAAAACTGTAAAGAAAGGAATATACAGCCGGAAAAGCCTTATAGTGGGAAGTTAAATCTACGTATGTCACCAGACTTACATTCCCGTGTAGCCACTTTCGCTTCCAGCACTGGAACAACAATTAATGAGTTTATCAATAGAGCCATATCTAAAGAACTTGAACACGAAATGGCTTTGTAAAATAATATACATGCAAAAAATAATACAAGAAATTAAATTTTTTCTTAATTATTTAAGGGAAGATCCATACGAATTTATTGCCATAGTATTAGGCGTTTTTTGGCTGTTACTATTACTTGTTGGAAAATAATACCAGAAACAAAGAGAGGGTATGCAATACTCTCTCTTCCAAATCACTTACCATAACTTGTATCAATGACTTTGCAACCATTTATCCCGTTTTTCTCTGCACGCATCTAAGGTAGGCGCACAATAAGAAAACAGCTCACCGTACAATAGAAATGCGCCGACTTTCACAAGCCAGCGCACATAAGAGCAATGAAAACACAAACAAGGAGTGTTTTCGGTTACAAAGGTACTAAAAAAACACAACTACAAAAAGTCTTTAAGCAACTCTTCATCACTAATAAAGCTATAATCTCTAGGATAAAACGTATTCGCTAATGCATCCATATAGTCAGGAGAGCGTTTAATACGTTTTTTGATATCTTCTTTAGGTTCAATGATAATCTTTCCATTACTAAGGAACTTCCACTTGGTTTCGGTAGCCTCCTCCATTAACTGATCGCAGGGTGGAAGAGCGGCACCAAACCCATTTTTAGGATTAAGCCAGTCACGTAAAGCCCAATATAGGTATGCTCTCATATTTGCAAATTCATATTCGCCAGTAATATCGTGTAAGCCATCTGCCCCTTCCGAATATTTGCAAGAAAAAGCATTCTTATACTCTTCTTCTAGTAGTCTGGAATATACTCCAGCTCCTTCACCGATAGTATCAATAAACGCTTTTGCTCCTTTCTTCTTCAGGTAGGGAATCGTCATACCTACTACGTGCATGTGATCCGCACGCCCGGCAGATTGATGAACATCAAATTGTGGAACATAGTTCCCGTATCGCGGACAAAGCACGCTGTTATCACGTCCCATACCGGCAACGTCAACACCTAACTTGCAAGATTTGGCTGGGATAAAACCGTTTTCCTGTAACTCCTGCCAATTCCTGTTTGCTATTTCTATCCATTCATAAGGGATGAGAACATCTTCAGAAACTTTCGGGAACATACCAAGTACCTTGACGCGAAACAAATCGTTAGGTCGGTATAGCTTACCTTCCCAATTGAAATCGCCTTCACCTTCGTTGAAGTCCGCTTGCTGGATAGGTGAGCACCAATTTATCACTTTGTCCTTAACCCATTCATAATCCACTTGACCGGGTATTACAATTTGCTTCTTTACTACATTTTCTGCATTTAGAGAGCTAAGTCTGAATTTTGCAAAACGTTCAGACTTCATAGAACGAGCCGCATAACCGGTAGTGATATTAGGATTGAATACTATGAGCATCCGAGAATTTCCCTGCAAGTTACCTTCAATCGCATTATAAATAGTCTCGGATATGCCGGACGCTTCCGTTACAACGAACATGGTATTTGCTGCATGAAAACCAGACCAAACTTCTGTGGCATTATCATCCGCTTTGAACCCCGTTAAAAACCACTCCTCATAATTTGTTCTTATATCATCTGATACCAATCTTCCCGGACAACAAAACGGAAACTTTGCCCTTGCTGAACGTACAAGCCTTCTAACTTCTGGTGTCATAATGTTTTTTACCTGCCTTCCGGATGGAGCGGTTAATGCGACCTTTGTATTTTCAGACAAAACTCCATTTCCGTCAAAACGAGGAGTAAGATACATAAAACATAATGCAGCACAGGCGGCAACAAAATCTTTCCCTCTTGCCGTGCCTGATGCCACTGCGGTCATAGGATTATACTGCACAGATTCAATGATGGCTTGTTGTTCTTTGTCAAGCCTTGCGCAAAGCACATCACGTGCAAACTTGTTCCAATCTTTAGACCAATAGTGTATTGCTTCATTTATTATTTTTTTCTTCTCCTCGCTTGTTTTCATTACTGTATGAACCTGTAAGAGATTTCAAAGCATCTACCCATTCGTCATTGTCCACATTGACATCTTGCTTATCTTTCCAAATATCCGGTTTTCTGTTCTTCAGCCAAAATATTTGAGCGGTAGTATCCCCTACAATATGTTTCTTAGTTTTCTTAACGACAGTAGTTTGTGCTGACCCGTCTTCAGCAACCCTTACTTCTGTAACCGTTTCTTCATAATCATAACCGATAGCCCGTTTATATAATGCGCTTTCTACTTTCAGGTCTGCTTCATGCCGACTTTCCTTTAGCAATTCACGCACTTCTGGGTGTTGGAAAAGGATTCTTTTGTAGGTGGTAAGGCCAATTCCTAATCGCTTGCAAACCCCTTTATTATCAGCACCATTTCGACAATCGGATTTTATTATTTCTTCTTTGCCTTTGATATACTTATCATACAATGACAACTTTTCTCTCGGTCTACCTCTTCCCGGCATACTATTCCTCCTTTTCTCCCAAACCTTTCAGGTATGTATCGCAAATATCAATCATCCGTGCAAATGCAACTGTATTGCTCTTTATATTATATTTCTTCTTCACTTCGGTAGCCACTTTGATAAAAGCTTCATAAGAACCAATGACAATTGAGCAGTCTTCTGATAATTCCTGCTTTTCCAGTTCTGCAAGCACATCTTTAATATTATTGCTCCTGCTTTCTGTAAATAGGAATTTCATTTCGGTAAGTTCAATATCTCCATCATTAATGGATACGGTTGGTATTTTATCCGTATCCATAAACTTGATACCGTTCAATCCAGAATACTCCCGTGATTCTATGCTGCGCATTTCCGAATATATTTCTTTGAGCATTTGCATGTCATCCTTGCCGACCAAAGCGTTATGGGATAATGTATAAGCAATCTGCTTGTCCTTATCTACCTCTTCAATATAGAGGATTAGGATATATTCAAGTTTCGCCTTGATACTTGCTTTCAGCCGATGGTTTCCTGACAAAATAAGGTATTTCCCATCATGCCGTTTCATAGCAAACGGCAGTTGGGAGAGGAAACCGTCTTCCGCCACATTCGCTGTCAGCCTGTCAAGCGTCTGCTTTTCCATATAATGGGCGTTTTTCTCCAATGGAACGCAATCTTCGGTCGGACTGACGTATGCCAGTTGATATGGAGCAATCAATTTGTTCACTTCATCCAGTTTCTCTTGAATGAAATGCACATCCTTTATTTCTTGTACTTTCTTATCCATAACGCATATAGTTCATTTAACGAGTTCTCTGTAAAATCGGATGAATACATCAATTTGCCTTCATCCCTACGTTCAAGGTTGAACACACCCCTGTATTTCATCGATACCGGACTGGTAGTATAGACGGTAGTCTTCACACCATCATAATAATTATACATCTTCCGTGCAATCAACCTCCGGACATCGTGGGATTTCACCAACATGATAAGTAATTTACTCAAACGTTGGGTCTCAGAATTAACAACGAAATCGCTTTGCATAAATATCTGCGACAATGTGGACAATTGCTTGATAAATGATGTAAAACCGAAAGCCATACCGTCGGCCATGAACACAAGGCCAAAATCTCCGCCTGTTGTGTAATTGACCTTGTTTGCCATGTAGAATGCCTTATAATAATTCACGTCATTAACGGTACATGGGCGAACCGTAATTACTGTTTCGATCGTAAATTGATAGTCTACCGGAAGTATGTGGATACGTGAAGGCTTGACGTATTTGTCACGCTCAATGTAATAATGGTTATTTGTCCGGAGACTTGAATAGGCAAACAGAGGATTTTTATTTGTGCCAAGCCTTATTTTTCCGACCAAGTAATTTTCCAATATATCAAAGTGCTTATCTGAATAAATGATATTTTCATCGCTATCCAACAATTCCTTAAATATTACACCACCTTCTTTGGGGTCGAATATGTTATAAGAGGAATGTTCATATTTAAAACTCTCCTCCACGTAACCAAACATTTTCTCGTACCCGCCTTTGTAAGTAGGGGGAAAGCTGATACCCACGCCTTTGCCTCTTTTCATTTTTAGGAAGTCCAAAAAGTCCCCGTAGTAAAAACTTTTAATATTAAAATTAAGTGCGCCTTTTTCAATCTTAGATATAGTATTATGATAATAAACTTTTGATTGTTCAATAAAAGCGTTAAACATTTCTTCTTGGTAATCGTTTTTCCTTTGGTGAAAGTTTGATACTCTCATTGCAAACATTACTTGAATAAGTTTTTTGTATTTAGTGTCATCCCATGTGTCAAAAACCATACGTAATTCAGGATTCACAACTTCAATATCAGTATTTGTATCAAGTAATAGATCAGAAATTAGTTTGGAATATAGACTTACATCATTAGAATGTACTGTGTATCCCATAGCTGACATGATTTTATCGGTGGTGTAGTTTCCTGAACATCCGATAAAAACATCTTTTCCTTTTACTCCTTTCATCAAATCCTGAAGGAGCAGTTTAACTTCCGGTGGTGTCGTTCCTGTAAACATATATTTAGGTTGTATATAACTTTATATACATTTTGCGTTAAGTACCTGCCGGGCATATTCCCGGCAGACTTAAACACAAATTCAATCATTCTTCAAGTTACTTGCAAGAACACTCATGCAATTTTTTCGGCTTCTTTCAGTCGTGTCAGATGGCAATTTCCATCACCCCGTAAACTGCACAAGTTTTCATGTTCTTGCTTTTGCTTATCGCTACTATAAGGGTTGAGCGGAAACAGGGAATCGAACCCCACTCTTTGGCTGGAATGCCAACGCTCTACCGATGAGCTATTTCCGCAAATGCCTATGCTGTCAAACCACCGCTTGCTTGGCAAATTTGACAGCATCCCATCAAACGCTATTGACGGTTGGCTGATAAATTCCGGTTTTCATAAACATTGCCAATGATTTCATATTCATAGGTGGACTTTCCACTTGCGTTGCCATCAACCCAATTACTTTCCTTAACAAGAATGCAAACAGGAAGTCCATAACGACTATTATTTTTAAGACCAAAGGATCCATCACGAAAAACGATTTCAGCTATATATTCATCAGGATAACCGCTTTTAGTAGTTTTCTTTACAATGTCACCCTCATATATTTTTTCCCCGTTCTTATCAAACAATCCAGTGAACTGCCCAACGGTTTCGGGATGAACGAAAAATGTTCCAATAGTACCATTCGTAGTATGGATAGCTGGGCACGTTACCATACTTCCTTTTGGCGTTAATGTTGTCACCAAATCACCATCAACCCACATCCCGTTATCTATCCGTTTACCTCTAAACTTAATGCTTCTCATATTCAAAACAAACTTGCTTGTTCATACTCTGGTTCTTTCTTCTCAACTACCCCGAACTCTGTTATCTCAATGCCAGTCTTTTCGGTAAGCCATTTTGCCAAAATATGACGATGGCAGAAATCACCCGGTTTTTCGTAACAGCAGAGAGCAACATCTTTGCCTTCACTTAATGATTCGATTTGTTCGATTACCTTATTAGCATCTTGACTCGCAAGAATCCTGTCGTAAAGCTTAAGATACTCATCATGAGAACAAGGTCCACTTACCATATAGCGGGTAGGACAAACATTCAACATTTGAGGAACGTTAACCATAAATCTAGGCTTACCAATGGCTACGCAAATAATTTTAATTCCAGCTTCTTTTAATTTTCGGCTATTTCCGAAATAACTTGTGTAAATTTTCATTGCTCTTTTTTTTATTTTTATGGTGTAAAGATATAAAATATGACGTAAAAAACGTCACTTTTAGTCATAAATTTATTTAATTTGATGATTTTATTGTCTCAACCTTGTAACATTTCATCATGTGATCTGTTTCACGCCCCATGTTGAAGGTATTACCAAGGTAATACTTGTGAGCTTCTTGCTCTGATAGATTAATAGGAGTAACAAACCAGTCTTTATTACCTTGTTCGTCTTTTAAATACACTTTTACAGTTGTTTTCATTGCTCTATATTTTATCCGTTATACGCTGCTGTTATCTCTTCTGCATGAAGTTCTTTTCTCAACTCACCGTTCTTGTATATTCTTACAGATACGATTCTAACCGTATCGGACAAGAAACGTCCGCAGTCCCTCGTCACCTTTTGTTCCAGCTTCAAAGCTTTAGCCAAACTTTTTGTACGCTTCTTTATTGTGTTTTTGAATCCGAAAACATAATCTTCCGTGTCAATCTCAAACTGGTATGTAGTTGAATGCAATACCCGGTTAAGTTCTTCTGTCATTTGTTGTACCCTATTCATTGCTCTTATTATTTAAGTTGTTATTTTTGATATGTAAAGATACAAATAATATATTGATTACCAATAAGTTAAATCAAAAATATACATAGCTTAAACTTTGTTTAACTATTTCATTTTCAAGTACTTAGATGTAATAATAGACTTACTTTTCTCAATCTCTTTGTCGGTGTCAATTCCAAGTTGGCGATAGAACGAGGAATTACCGGAAAGGCTTTCGCTTGCTATTTTCAAGGTTCTTTGCTCTTCTTTGGTAAACTCCATGCGGAAAGTGGAGAAAATAGTCAGTGCGGCTTTAAAATCACCGCACTGGAGTAGTGAAATCGCTTTGTTGGTTTTCGTTTCCATTAATCTATGAATTTTTGCGATCCAATCATTTCATTTGCCCTACTAGCATTTACAAAATAAAAGCGTCCCTTAGAAACATAACTGTCTTCTGATGTGTGCACTTTTATAGCGTAATATTGTCTTTGAGCTTGTGAATAACATACTTTCCAGATTGTTTTCCATTTGACAATAAACTTGTTGCCTTTTGCTAGTTCTTGTCCTATTTCATCTGCTCTGAATTTAATCCCAGCTAGTACTAGTATATTTTTAGTTTCCATCTCCCCACAACTTTTTAGCCAGATCATATTTTTTTTGCAACTCATTCACTTCTTTTTTTGCATAAGTGAGGGTGTAGGAGTGACTACGTGGGTATTTGCCGGACTTTACACCTTCATGGTATTCTTTAGCTTGTTCCAGCTTATGCTCGTAGAAGTCGATACTTTCAGGCATTGAAAGATTGATCGTTTCAGCACGTTTTTCCCAATACTTGGCTACTCTTTCATGTTCGGCAGCTTTGTCGCTGAACTCAACACTTTTGCCCATATTATTCCAGGCATCATCAATCGCTTTTCGGTGCCGCTTTTCGCTATGATGTCCTACTTTGATAGGCTCACCGAGAGAAAGGAAATCAGCATCCTTATTTGACTTGTTATAAAATTCAGTACTCTTGCGTTCTGCGGATACAGCCCATTCACGTCTGCGTTCCGCTCTTTGCTTCGCCCATTCCTGAACATTGAAACCGTCAGCCCGAACGATAGAGTAATAATAGAAACCATCTTTCTCAAAAATCAGATTAAAAACGATGCTTTCATTTTCTTTGCCGTACTTGGTTGTAACCTCAATAACTTCTCCTTTTTCGTGCATTTCTTCGCACTTTGCCAAAAATACGTTTGGCGCAAATTTGTGGTACGTGTTCATTGCTCTTATGTATTAAATTGCTAACTTTAATCTTTCTATATCTCGAATAAGTCTATTGGCTCTCTGCCTTTCATTACTTGCAAAGTCTTCATTACAGATACTTTCGTAGAATGCCGCATTTTCTTCTGCTTCTTTTAACGACATCTCTTTGCGTTCTATCAAAGACTTTATTGTATCAATATTATTGCTATTAATAATTTCTTCTAAAGCTGTCTTCTTTGTTAATTCGATTGTTGCTTTCATTGCTCTTGTATTTTAATTGTTAGTAATATTGGTTTCTTTTAGTATTGTAAAGATACTCATTTTCAACGAGTTAGCCAAATATTTACACAATTATTTTAGTCGTAAAATACTCATAACCAAAGATTTAACATTTAGAGTAAAACAGCAAACATAATACAGATAATGCATCGGAAATGGTTACTTTGTACAGTTTATCCATTCCACTTTTTTAATTTATCCAAAAACTTGCTATCCCCTGAGTAATCAGCACTGATAGCCTTCTTGCTTTCGATAATCTGCTCTAAAAGTATTATACCTTCCTTTCTTATCTCTTCCACTTCGTTATAACCGCAAGCGTTGTCAACCAGTCTTTCGATGTTTGACTTGGGCTTAGAAAGTTGTTCACAGAGCATTCCCAAACGCCAGTAACAGAAATCAATTGTGGCGATGTGTTCTAACTTGTTCATTTCTTTTCAAGTATTTCAATACATTTCTTTACTCCATCATCGAAACCCTGTTTATAGCCTTTAGTACGTTCCCCTATAGTATATACCGCCATTGACAGCCAAAATAGAAGGATACCTACAGGTTTATGCCAACCTGGCATCGAGATGGGAAACGGTTTAAATGTAATTGTGAGATCTCCAACCCATAAAATAGCTATTATGAATATAATTGTAAATAATATTGTTTTCATCGCTTATTATGCTTTTTAAAATGTTCGTCAAGAATAAGTTTGGATAGCTTGTACACCAATACAATCATACATGCTATCATTACAAATACTAAGACAACTCTAACTAACAGGAACTGATCAATAGCCCAAAGTAGAGAAAAATATACGGGTAAAGACAGTGCAGCTATAACGCCGGATATTATTTTATTCTTCATTACTTACTTCCTTTCAATAATTCCGGGTTATCAAAAACGTTTCCTATCACTTCGCATCTATCGCTGACATACCACAATGGGGTAAAGCCACATGCTTTGTTCTTGTAGCAGAACATTCCTTTATGAAATAGTACTTCAACTGTAAATTGGTAGGAACTTTCACTGTCATGGATCAGTATTAGATCATGTTCGAAGATGCTATTACCGTTCTTATCGGTTATTTCGCTGAACTGACAGACTGTTTCGGGAAGAACTACATAAGTCGTCTCTCGTGGAATAGGTTCAGCATCTTCAACGAGTATAATATTTGGGTAGTGTTTTGGATATGTTGTCAAAGAACCTTCTATCCACTGTCTTGTTTCAAATTCTTTTCCTCTGAATTTTATTTCACGTTTCATAATTGTTCTAATTATTAACATTGTTATTAAAATAGTTAATTGTTTTCATTGTTATTACAATACAAACTATATTTGCATCGCATTTGATTTGGAAACTAACACCTCCAATCCAGCGAACTGTCATTCGCAAAATCTTATTCATTTCCTTGAGAAAGAATTAAGCCCATTGTCCTGCAAGCTTTGGGCTTTTTAACAACGGCATAATCAATATCTTTTTCCGTTCAACATAGGTCTTAATTCATTGTATCTCATCTTCTGCTCAATGAACCACTCAATATCTATTCCTTTCCAAAGACAGTATTGCCATACATCAAGAATCACTCCTTTAACCGACCTTAGAGATTCGGATATAATTGTTCCGGTGCAAATCTCAAAAGCTATCTCTACAAATGTGTGTTCTTGGAAAAAGTCTGAAACGTTATTGAGTTCATCCACATTATCCAACGTGTCTTGCAAATCCCAGTCGCGCAGCCCAGCAAGGTCAAGACAGCGTATCACAACATCAGCTAATTCTTCCTCCACTGTTCCTTTGATATATTTTTCAAAGCTATATTTGAAATTGACATCATCGTGCGGTTCTTCATCCTCATAAGAAGACTTGAAAGATTCTCTGTCGGCACGTTTCCCTTTTCGGTCCGCTTCCACAGCTTCCATAAGCTCGGAAATGATAAGGCAAAGGCAGTGTTCGTTACTCAGTTCTTTATCGTGGAAACCATGCTCACAAGCAGTTTTATAAGCACGATTCCGTAGTTCGTTCAAATTAATATTGTTCATTGTCTATTTCTTTTATAATCCTTACATCCATTACGTTCTCCTTTTTCCCCTGAAGGCTTTTTAAACCCTTTTAGCCAACAGCTTTCGTCTTTGATAGGGCAACATCTACAGTAATCATCAATTTCGTAAAATTGACAGTAACCGTCACAGAACCATTCTCGAAACTCTGTAAGCATTTTCTCTTTTATAAGCTCTTCCTTCATTTCCTTATTCCTAATTTAATTTCTTCATCCTTAATTATTTTCCCTATCTTGTCAGCTTCCTCATATCGTTCCTCCCTTATCAACAGTCTTTGTAGTTCTGAGAGCTGGTTAATATAAACAATATCGTTACGATCTGACACATGACGGACATATCTTTCTATCTCATCCAGCTTATTCTCCATGCGTATATGCCACTTGCTTACCAAAATTAAAGTAAATGCCAGAGCACAAACATTTAATGAGGCAAGGATGAATTTAAATATTGATTCTGCTATTTCCATAATCATATCAGTTTTAATGCTTCCTGTAATCCGGTTTCAAGTACTTCTTCGTAAGTATCCCATTTTTCTCCGTCATTTGTTCCTTTATAAGCAGAACTAGCTATATGAGTTCCATTGTCAGCTTTAGATATTTCGTATCCATAACCACAGGCACAGTTGTATATACATATATGAATATTCTTAGTTTCACGTAGCCACTTTTGTGCAATGGACTGAGCGGGACGACTATAACACATTTTTGGCAAATTCTTATTCGTTCGGAACACAGATTGCATTATCCGATTATTGTCTTCTTTAATAATATCTTTACAATACTCATTAAATCCTTTCTCTCTTAGCAGCTTCGCTGTTTCTAATGTTACAAGTTCTTCGGTCATAACTATTCCCCTTTCTTCTTTTCACATTCTTCACAATGTAGTTTGTAAGCATGGGCAAACATCCCTAGAGTAACAGGTTCAAAGAGAAAATCCTCCTGTTTCCCTTCTATAACAACAGAAACACACAATTGTCCATCACAAAAGTCAATATACGCTTCACCACCTCCATTTCCTTTAATGGAAAGTGTTTGTGTCTGTACGATATTCATTATTCACCTCCTTTAAACATAACGTTTAGTAATAGTACCGAATGAATGATACCGATGCCAAACTATATTTCCACGTTGAATACTAGTAAGCCAATCACAGGCATTAAAAACTTGTCCTACATTGTATAGGAATGGTCTTTTTTGAATTTTTCTTTTTATTCTTGCTTTCATTGTTCCTCCTTTGTTTTAAAATGTTCGATTAATTCGTTTACGGAAGCCTTGTGGATTTTTCTACCATATTTATTGAGATAATACTCAATATTTTCATTACATACTTCATCACCACATTTAAACCATAAATCCCCATCGGTAAACCATTGGTACTTGTCCGTATCATCCCTTAATGCAGCGATAGCCAGGAAAAGTTCCTCATTCGTTCCGCAATCAACAAATTTACCACATAAAGCACTATGTTTGTCAAAAGGGATGTCAAAAGAATCCGCAATCACATAAACAGGAGTATCAAATCCTTTCATTGGATATTGATAAGCCCATATTATACTACAATTATTTGTCCATTCAGGAGAGTCGTTGAAATACCCCAACTCTTCCAGCTTCTTTCTAAGTGCTTCGGTATTATTTCTTATAAAACACGGTGTTGTAAATCTCATAGTTATTTCTCCTTCCTAACTTTAACATATCCGTTTTCGATACACCAACACAACATATCGTATGCCGCATCAATTAATGAATGAGACCTAAATTCTTTATAGTAGTCAAACTCCGAGTAGCATATATACCATTTTTCGCTATCATGGGACATTGTAAGCCAATAATTATCTGTACCTGTTTTTATTTCTTTCGGTAACAATTCTAAAACGTCAAGCAAAGTAAATGCAGGGATACAATGTTGTATCCTAAATGGTTCCTTGAAAGTATTCCATTTACGTAAACTTAATTTGGGTTGTTTGTCTTCTTCATAAGGATACAACATCCATGTCATACTTGCATTGCTTGTGTCTACGCCTATTTCTTGTAGACACCTCATTTGTTCAATTGATAATACTTGTTTCATCCCTTTTCCTCCTCTGTTTTAATATCTGTTACTTTGCCACGACTGGCAAAACACTGACCTATCTCCAAATCTAGGAAGGCACAATAGTTATCATCTAAAAGATTGGAACATTCCCAAAATAGGGAACATCCATCACAAAACCCTTCTGATGGTTCATACAGTACTCCGTCAATTATTATTCCGTTATTTACTTCCATAACTAACCAAATTTAAACAAGGGGTATATCCTATGAGAAGAAGTAAAGTGTCTAATTTTAAACTTAATCATTATGAATATTGGATATACCCCTTTTAATTTCTACTTTTGTTTTTGTCTAATTTTAAACATTTATGATTATGCAACAAAGAGTTCTAACTTTCTCTCGACGTTTCAACGTCATTGATTCCTATGGAATGAATTTAGATGATGTAACCAAGCAATTAAACGAAAATGGGTGGACTGTGAAACAGATTGTTTCTACTACATTCAACCATCAAATCGGAAAAGACGGACAGCCTTATCCAGTATTTGTTATCTCATTGCTTGTAGAGAAAGCCTAAAGATTGTATCCAACCTTTTGCTTTTCTTTGTACATTTTCCACTGTCGGAATTCTTGCAACTCCGACAGTGCTTCATCAGCCCCCTTTATGAAAGCATAAACCAATGGTACTTCGTCTAATGTGAACCCAGCTTGTTTCACTAAGTCCAATCTTAATTTTTCATCTTTTTTTGTCCTAAACATAATTCAGTCTCCTTTCTGTTTAATCCGTTCTAGTACATCCCTGTTTGCTTCGAGTATCTCATCGAAAGAGGGGATAGGCATCCACATGTCACACTCGTAGTCGTTCCAATCCTCAAATTCAAATCCTCCGTCTGTCGCAACGTATGGCGATCTCCCGGATGAAACAACGATATAGCCACTAACAATCGCTCCATTTGATACCATTCTGCAAAGGACAAGCTTGTTTGGTTCCGGCAACCGTTCCTTTACGCTTATCCAAGGGGATTGCTTGGTTCCAGCCTCATAACCTTTTGTATACACTTTTCGTAAATAACCCTCTATTACACGAGGTTGGTTTATCCGGTTAGCCAATAGGCTTACTATATCTTTTAATATCATACTATTTATTGTTTAATTTTTCTTCAAACTCCGCAATGATGCAATCAGCATCACCGCCATGTACCCAGTTATCCAAAACAGAGGAAAGAACTTCGATGGCTTTCCGTTTCATTTCTTCCTCTGCCATTGCAACGGCTTTAAGAGCACTTTCTTTTGTGATAACCGGGAAGTTGGGATTGACTACCACAAAACTCTCACTTTTAATATATTCTTTTGACTTGTTCATTATTTATCTTTTATAAATTCAAGTTTGTACCCTAAATACCCCGATTTACCTTCCGCATCCATAGCCCGTCCTGTCAAGTTACCATAAAGTTCATCCATGATAATGTAGAATATTACTTTGGGCAATGGCTTTTGCAGATATTCAATGTACACATTAAATAATTCATGCTTTGGAGTTACCGTTTCGATTTCTCTGAAACATTCGGTTATCGGACGAAAATCAAATCCATTCTTCTTTGGGTTGGTCAATAGTTCCTTATAGGCAGCTACAAGACCAGGGGATAATTGTATTGTTTCACTCATTGCTGTTCAATTTTTTCTTGTTTTGTTCCTTATTGATCAATTACTTTTTTCAATTTATTAAAAGCCTTCTCTTTATCAAATCTAATCCCATCTTTGAACTCCAATATCAACTCCCAAAGCTGGCTTTTGTAAACATCACCTGCTTTATAGTCAGTCTTATAATGGCATTTCTGTGTAGTGGTTATTTCCTTAAATATATTCGTTGCATTAAGATATGCGGCTCCCCATTCTGTAAGCTCTACACTAACGGTATCATTCAAATCTATTTCTATCATAAATATTCCTTTCTTTTACGTTTTGAGGATTATCCATTAAACTTAAACTCATCCATATATCCCATCTCTTTCAAGCGGATATTAAACTCTTCAACCGAATCATTATTAGGAATGAATTGTTCAAGAACATCGTTAAAAGGGTGCAGATAGTTTTTTAAAATATCATTAGCCTCTTCTTCTCCACGTTTCTTTCCTAATCGGTCTTTGCATACTTCTATGTAATCATCTTTTGTCATATTGTAGTGCGTGACTGTATCAACAATTGTACTAAACCTACAATATAAGCCGTTTGGCTGTTGGGCTATAAATGATCCCATAATTACCTCCTTCTAATCTGGTCTTGAGAGTTATTTATCTACAGTTGATTTTACAATTATCTTATTATCGGATGATGGCATTACAATCACATTTCCGGCATCTGTGCTAATTTTTAGGATAGGATTAAAGTCAAAATCAGTAGTGGCTACTATAATCATATCTCCAAAAACATATCTTTTATCTTGTTCCAATTCGTTCATATCTATTCCGATTTGAGGGTTATTGTTTTTCTTCATCCTTCAAAAAGCCACTCCGGTCAGGATATACCTTTTGTTCCAGTTTCTCCATTTCCTCAATAGCTTTATAGGCATTATTTATATCATCTTCACGATAGGGATTATTAGGATTATCGCCAAATAAACCATATATGACCTTGTATGAGAGCATGTGAGCACGTTGTCTATCAATATACTTTTGCTCACAAGTTGCAGTTCCGTCAAGCGTACCTCCAAGACTATTTGTAACAGTCATAAGCCTTGCTAACAATTCCTTTTGAGTTTTATTCATTACTGTTCTAATGCGTCTATAATTTCTTTCGGTGTGTACCATTCATCGGTACTATTAGCCGATTTTTCAAAAGTTGTATTCATTTCTAATATGGTTTTGAGCTTTTCAGGCTACATCATTAATACTAATTTCTCCTTTCAATACTCGTTCTACCTGCCGGTCAAGTAATTCTTGAAATTCTATTTGGCATATAAGAGAGCAATCCGGTATAATCTCTTCTACTGGGTCTCCCCGCCACGTTGGTAGTTCATCAAGGAAGATACGACCGTCTTTATCCTTTAGGCAGGTAGCTCCAACATCACGCTCAATCTGCGCCATTTGAGCAAATACTTCCGGGAAGTCCTTCCGTATCTTGTTCCAGTATCCCATTCCCCCTTTCACGCAACCGATGCAGTTGTTGTTATTGTAGCCCATCTTGTACATGGCCGGAATTTCAATACCAGCTTTCCAAAGCATTCCCATCGCATCCGGCTTCGTAATCTGCTTTTCAATTAGCGGAAACAGTGGCTTTGTGTTTGGGTACTGCTGTTTTAATCGGATGGCTCGGTTTATCTCTTTAGGGTCGTAATCAAAGCCCCAAACTTGACCGTCCCAAGAACCAAGTTCCTTTTCCAACTTGTAACGGACTTTCTTTTTCAGCTCAAGAGTACAAGCAGCACCATGCGCACCATTGATAAAACCTTTCCGTAGGACATCAGCAACACATGTGTATTTGTCGCTTCGGATAGTGTGGATTGGCTGACCGTACCAATCTTCACAATCAGCAAGGAACCGGATGTTATCGGGATGTCCGGAGCCAGTATCTATGTAGTAAAGCTGTACATTTTTGTACAGACTCAACGCTATCTTACAAGCTACTGCGGAGGTTACACCGCAAGAAAACCATGCTATTATCATTTGATTCCTTTCTTCCTTGTTATACGCCAAATAGGCTTGTTTGTATTAAAGTTCCTTTCTCTGTTTTTATTTCTCCATAACACTCACGTCGAAACCGATTCTCCTGTGCTTCAAAATAATCTTTATCTATTTCGGTTGCATAAAAATCGAAACCCAATTTGTATGCGGCTATGCGATTGCTCCCACTTCCTAAGTGAGAGTCAAAAATCTTATTTCCTGATTTTGCATAATTTTTCAAAATCCAAGCATAGAGAGATATTGGTTTTTGCGTGGGATGAATCTTATCATCCGTCCTATTATCATACTTAAAAATTTTAGCAGGTGAATTGAAAGAAGTCCACGCAATTTCAATTTGAGAGAAATTAGGCCAAGGTTGCATTTTATCCCAACATATTATACAACGTGTTGGTGGTAAATTGAAGTAATTCCCACCCCATATTATCTGATTTTTACTTACACGAAACAATTCCTCAAAATATTCTTTTGAAGGACGTGTATCCCACCGTTGAATATTTCCACTGTTTAAGCATCGATTTTTTAATTTCCCTCTTCCGTGTGTGCTTTTTTTATCGAGCCCATATGGAGGATCAACTATCGCTAAATCAAAAAACTTATCTGAAATACTTTTCATGTATTCCATACAGTCCATATTATATGTTTTGCTTATTGGCATGTTAACTCCTTTCCAATTCTAATTGTATTATCAGCAAACTATTAATCAACTTCCACTAAATCACCGTTTTCCAGTCTATACCATGTATCAGCCTTGACAACCTCACCATCAACTACTACAGCCTTCCAATCAACAATATCATACGTATCTTCCTTTTCCTCAGCTATGACCAAAATTGCACCTATTCCGCCTTTTACCTGAACATTTTTTCCTCTTGCTACTGACAAACCATTAGATCCTGTTGAAGCCTTTCCTCTTGCCGTGGCAGCACCATAATAACCAGCCGTAGCAGCACCACTATCACCAGCCGTGGCAGCACCATAATCACCAGCCGTGGCAGCACCATAATTACCAGCCGTGGCAGCACCATAATCACCAGCCGTGGCAGCACCTCTATTACCAGCCGTGGCAGCACCACAATTACCAGCCGTGGCAGCACCTCTATTACCAGCCGTGGCAGCACCATAATTACCAGCCGTAGCAGCACCTCTATTACCAGCCGTGGCAGCACCATAATAACCAGCCGTGGCAGCACCATAATTACCAGCCGTGGCAGCACCATAATCACCAGCCGTGGCAGCACCATAATTACCAGCCGTGGCAGCACCATAATCACCAGCCGTGGCAGCACCTCTATTACCAGCCGTGGCAGCACCTCTATAACCAGCCGTGGCAGCACCACTATCACCAGCCGTGGCAGGTTTTCCCGGATCCGCATTACACTCGTTAGTACACCGTTCCTTGACATAAGATACAGCTGCTTTCACAAGCCCCCTTATATCAAGCTCAGCACCTATTCTAATTTTTGAAGAGCAAACCTTGTCACTTTCTGAATCGTCTATTTTACCGCTCTGCTCAACCTCACAAAACCTTGCCCCGGCCGGCGCATAGTAACCAAAAACATCCAGAGGGTAAGGACATGCATGAAAACCTTTCTTACATGCCTTTATGTCGCCTGTTTCTTCATACTCCTTACCTACCTCATACTTAAACCCTCTACAAGATAAATCTTTATCAAATGCTTTATAAGCCTTTATTTTCTGTTCCATGATATTGTTTATTTTTCGTTATTTTGATATTTCGATAATTTTTTGTTCAAAGATCGGGCATTCCCTTTTGCCCAACAGATGTATTCCATGAAGCCTGTAGCATGGCTTTTCGGGAATCGAATCGTATTTACGATATATGGCACAACGGCGGCAGATGCGATGTATATTGTATTTACCTTTTACACCGTAACATACCACAGGATAACCGTCAGCAGTTCTCATATTCCGCCTTTTTCTTCCGTTTCAGCCTTCTGATGAAAGACTTGACCTTGTTCCTAACCATCTCTGTTATTTTGTCCGCATCCTCGGCAAAGGCACACTGGTAAACCATATCCGTGCTTCTTGACATGAAGTCCACTTGAGCTTTGGCGGCTTTCCCGCATTCGGAAATCTTGTCAAACATCTCTATACGGTAATCAGGATGATACTTTTTTAAAATCTCGTTACAGTCCATCGTAAAGGTCTCAACCATATCGCACAGCATGATGATACTGTTGGTAAGGACGTTTATCTCTTCCCTGTCCTCTTCCGACATTTCACGCATGAAATTATCCATGGATTCCGACATCCCCTCATATTCGGAAAGGTATTGGTTTATGACACGTTTTTCTATACCGTCCATCATCTGTTTGAGTTTCATTGCCTCCATATAGCGGCGTGACCTGAGAAAGGAAGCGCGCCTTTCCCTCAACTTAAGCATCTGCCTGTCCTCATTGATCATCTTTTTCATCCGTTCCACCACATCCGCGGGGAGGTCGTTTACGGTCAGCTTATTTCTCATGGATTGCCCCCTTTCTTGTTGTTTGTATTCTTGTTCCCGTCCTCTTTCTTCGCCCTGTCAATCCATCTTTGGAATTTGGCGGCTACAAGAGGACAGTGTATGCGCAGGTTTCTGTCGCGTTCCGCTTCCCATTCACGTATCTTTATAAGCGTTTCGGTATTCATGATTCTTTTATTTTGATGAAACTTAATATATGCTTGATAACTTCTACAGTCCACCCATTCCCAAGCATCTTGTATTGTTGAGTGTCACTGCAATTCCATATATACCATTCGGGTACAGTTTGAAGCCGTGCACACTCGGTTGGGGTAAGACGTCTAATATGTAAATTACCGTTATCAACTAGCGTCATGCCGTTTGCCATTGCTCCTTTATATGATGAAGCAAAAGCCTTACTATCTATATTACATAAATTTCTCTTTATATATTTATTTGCAATTGGAGTATCAGTAATATTGGATATACCAATTAGAACACATGGTTGTGAGCTTCCGTCATTTCTAGCCCTTGCCAGCAATGTACATGACTTACCTGATTTTATTTCACGGAAATGTTTTTCTCCGAATGTACGTATAGTTCCCGAAACAACCACTAGATTATCCTTTTGTACGGTTGTAAGGCAATTGGTTTTTCCATCTTCCCTAGGTTCAAGCTGTTGGATGTTCTTTCTCTGTTCCTTTACAAGTCCGGCTTCATATTCCTTTCTTATCTGTTTACCATATTCGGTTCTTTTTGGAGTAAGGCAGGCTGATTCACGCCCTCGCATGGATGCACAGATATAATCCGTGCTTAAATTTCCTTTGACCTGCCCCGAAGCCGTCAGGCAATAGCTTTTGTCATCGCCATCTAACAACCTTATTTCCACATTCCGTTTTTCCTTATGAATATTCAGCCAATCCACCATTTTTCTGCTCAAAAAATATTTCCTGCACACTTCTTTTTCCAAAATATCTTTCAGCAAAACACCTCGGTCGGCAGGCTGCGGAATGTCGCTATAAGGATATCCGAACAGACCTTCATGCCCTACACGGATATTCGTCCAATAAATCCTACGCCTGTTCTGTGCGCTAACCAACGCAGAATTAATATGCACCCCACGTAACCCGATAGCCTCACTTAATACACTTTCCCATTTTTTCTCCATTTCCACATTTTCCAGCAGGAACAACACATCAGGATTATATTTACGGATATCCGTCAGAATACGCATATATTCCCAAAACAGATATGACTGTCCTTCAAATTGGAAGCCGTTTCCCTTCAACTCCATGTATCTTTCAAGCGTATATATCTCCTCATTCCCTTTTGTTGACATCCCTATACGTTTCCCGGCAAAACTAAATGATTGGCAAGGACTTCCGCCAATCAGCAGATCTATATGTTCCAATTTGGAAACATCAATGTCTGTAACGCTTCCCAAATGGATTACCTCGGGAAAATTCAGTTTCACTTGAGCTATCGCATATTTGTCCACCTCACTGGAATATCCTCTGTCAACCTTAATGCCAAGCTCACGCAAGGCAATCCATCCACAACCCATGCCATCAAACAGTGATAATACATTCATGATTTCTCTTTCTCGTTATGATTTTTTTGAAAACTGTTGCAAATTTGCCCATATCTGTCACAGGCACACACTCTATGTCCTTTAGCCTTACAATACGCAGAATTGTCCCCGAAGTCCGAGGCATTCTTGCAATTCCGGCATTTGACATATACGAGTTCCGATTTGACTTTCTTTGCCATACTCATGGTGACATAAGCATTTTTCTGGCTTCCTCATCTCCAGATTCCGCCCGGCGTTTCAACTCTTGATATTCAGCATAAGAGATTCTGTTATTTCCACGCTCCTCTATCTCTTTTTCACGTTGAAGCCTGTATCGTTCACGCTCATGCCGCTCAATGTCAATCCTACGCTCCTTAACATACTCCAGAAGAGAGCATGAAATCTTCATCGGACCAATAGAACCATAAAATTGCCCATATTTCCCTAATTTGAATCTGGATATGAAGTTGCATATTTCAGCCAAATTCATCCAATAGTATTCACCTAGGACAAGAATACAAAGTTCATCCAGTTGTTTGTCGGTTATACCCTTTCCCTGCTCGGCGTAATCGTTAAGGCTGTCAAACTGTACTTTCAGCCACCTAAGTGCGTTGTCTTCACCATACACAGAACGGATGTTTGCAAGCGAAGGTATGTTGTCATTCAAGGCGATATCCGCAAGTGTAAGATTTGATTTTGCCAGCTTGCCTTGCAAATCAGGATTGTAATCAACCGCCATCCGGGATGGTGTTGGGTATTTCTCAAGTAGAGCCAACTGCTTTTCGTTTAGCTTCTTGTTCTGCAAGGAATTTTGCATCCGCTTCTGCGAACTCAGCCATGAGTCTAGATTTTCTCCGCTCAGAATCAATTCGCTTCTGCTCGTAGATGTTATGGATAATTGGTTTTGATTCATAATTGGCTTTCTTGTTAAGTTCAATATTTAACCATCTTGCAAAATGTGATTTTGCATCCTTCGGAGATTTTCTCACTTCTCCCTCATTCTGTAGTTTTTCGAAAAAACGCTTTAAACACATTTCGAACATGTCTATCGTAAAATCCTTATGGCCAGAATTACGTGTATTCATCGTTACGATTTCAATCCAGCTCCTATCACCTGATAGTTCATCATAGCATTCGCTTAATGTTTTGTCTACAACCTCGGAAGGGGGAAACTTTTCTTTATCTCTCGATAGAGAGATTTCTTTTTTTTCCTCTTCCTCTTCCTTTTCCTTTTCCTTTGTAGTGTTCACGTAGTGTTGACGTGGTGTTGACGTAGTGTTCACATCGTCATTTTCCAAAGCTTTATTAATCAGCATCTTAACATATTCCTTATCTTTACTTATGTAAGACTTGTCGTATCTCTTATCAAGGACTTGATGGCTACGGAATGTGCGGATAATGTAATAACTTTCTTCTGCAGGGCGTTTCTTGTCGCCGTCAAGAATAATAGGGATTAACATCCGGGCATCCACTAAGGCACCTATCCACTTTTTTATTTCAGATACACGCAAATTTTCATCATAAGGGAATATCTGGGATTTGAGTAATGCTGCATTGGCTTTTATCACTCCGTAATCATCTGCAAAGTTCCAACATCCAATAAAAAATAATCTACATGGAATAGGAAGTTTTCCAATATCTTCATCTTCCCAGAATTCGGGCTTAATGGTTCGTATACGTGCCATGCTTATTCCTAAGTAAATTAAATTCAATCATGATAAAAAAATAAGCTCTATATTTTCATTGTTTCTATTTGTGGAACTCGGAAACAACTACTCATACAGAGCTAAATTATATCTTTATCATACGAGAGTTCCACCAATCGCATTCATTATTTTCACGGTGTAAAGCTAAATAAAAGTGACGTAAAAACAATCATTTTATACCTTTTATTTTCCCGTTATTAACTTTTTTTCTAATATCCCTTCCTTTGTAATGCCAAATCCTGCTTTGCAAATGATATTTGAGTACGTATGTTATCTCCAGCGTGAACAAGAGTTCGATTTATGCGATCTAGCCATACGACCAACTGATTAGCAGTCACACTTTGAGCTGCAACGAACTTAATTGCAACAGTTGCCGGAACTCGTGACAAGAATTCCATGTGTTGAGAATACACGTTTGCTGTCACTTGGTCTTGATATGCCTTTGCATCCGCCAAAAGTTTCCCACTTCTTGCAAGGTAGACATTTATATCTGTCAGACGATCTACCAATTCTTTCGGGTTATCACTGGCTGTTATTTCAAGAAAAGACTGCATCTCTTCTATTTCCTGTATGATAGGAAGTAGAGGACAATCATCTATCTTACACGAGCCCGTTCCGTCATTTTTAGGGCAGTATTTACAATTTATTTCCATTGTATAATTTTTAATTAAGTTATTATTTTAAATCACAGTATACGTTTAGAACCAGTTATCTAATGCTCAATTCATACAGAAGTCAAGAAAAAACATATTGCCTTTCTCTGCCTCGTATTCATCTATATGAGAACCACAAGATTTCAGTTCTGATACCTCATGCTTTAAATTTTCGTTTTCAGCTTGCAAGCGATAACATTCTGCTTTACATTGGGCATATTCCGTAAATGCCTTCAGCATTGCCATGTACTGATTATAATCTATCTCTATCTTCATAACGATGTGTTTTTACTGTGATAATTACTCTAAACCTACCGCCCGAATTGACGGTAGGGCGTCATAAATGAGAACGTTGGTTAACCCCCATACGGCACTTACGCTTTTTATATGTGGCAAAATATTTCTTACAAAACCTGCCCTAGTAATTACTTAGGGCAGGACACTTCCACGTGTTTCCATTGCTCTATATTTTTATATTAAAGTTTTGTGTTTTTATAAATTAATCGAACGGTTTATCGCTGTTCTTATATCGTTACGATAATCACGTTTCCAATCATTGCGTCCCATTCGTGAACCGTAATAGGAACGGTAGTTTCTATAGTCACGGTTGCCGTATTTTGATTTGTATTCGGCTGCACGCTTGGCGTTTTCTTCATTAATCTTTGCTGCTTCCTTTGCTTCCGCCCATGCTTTTTTAAGGCAGTAACTAAATGTAGCATTGAAGGTATGATTGAAAATGTAATGCGCTCTCTTCATTATGTCTGATAAATTGTAACGTTTCATATATTTAGGAGTTAATTGTTATTAGTTCTTTTATTTGATGTAAAGATACAGTATTTACTGTATATTGCCAAACAAAACAACTATAATATACTATTTCTTTTGCATAAATTAATATAGTATATACTGTATTCTTCATAAATAATCTGTATTTTTGAAATCAAAAAGATAATTATGAGAATAAAGGAACTTTTAAAAGAGAAACATTACACACAACAAGAATTGGCAGATAAAATGAATGTAAGCCTATCTGCTGTTAGACAAATGGTTGCTGCTGAATCATTGACAACTGCTACACTTGAAAAAATCGCCACTGCCCTCAACGTCCCCATGTGGCAGCTATTCGCGTCCCCGGAAGAAGTCGCCCAACAAACCAAGTCTGACACCTGCCCACATTGCGGTCAACCAATAGTAGTAAAAACAACAATTGAAAAGCCATGAATACCAAAGAAATAGATAAATCAAGCCTTGTGAAAGCCCATAAGCTTTTTGACACAGGAGATATCACTAACATTGAAGTCGGTACCATAAAAGGACTGTGTGATATCCACAAATACCTGTTTGAAGGACTGTACAACTTTGCCGGACAAATCCGAACCTTGAATATCTCCAAAGGAAACTTCCGCTTTGCCAACTGCCTGTACCTCGATGCCATTCTTCCGGTAATCGAGAAGATGCCCGAATCAACCTTTGAGGAAATCATTGCTAAATACGTTGAAATGAACATTGCCCACCCATTCATGGAAGGGAATGGTAGATCAACACGCATTTGGCTTGATATGATCCTTAAAAAGCAACTTAAAAAGGTAGTGGACTGGCAAAAGATAGACAAGCACCTATATCTTCAGGCAATGGAACGTAGCCCGATAAATGACCTTGAACTACGTGCATTGATAAGCCAGGCGTTAACCGACCAGATAGACGATCGGGAAATCATATTTAAAGGGATTGAACAGTCTTACTATTATGAAGGTTATGAACCGGAATAATACTAGTTTGATGAAGAGAATAAATATAAGGGATGCGTTTACATCCCTTTATTTATGTCAACTACCAAATATCCCTATATTTTAGATAGGAAGAACATTAGGATATTTCCGATAATACAACTTAGTCAATGTGGATTTAAGGCTGTTATAGTCTTTGATAAAGCCTAAATCTATCCATTGGGCTATTTGTAATTCCAACTCATACAATTCGCGGATTTTAGCTTCATCACCAATTTTATTACGCATTTCTGATTCATGTTTACCATAGACTATGATGTTTAGAGACTTGGCCAAGTCCTTAATCTTTTTCTGGAATATATCCCCAGGGAGTATTGAACAAACGGCACGACACATAGCAGGATAAGCATCTCCAGCTAAATTACGGTATTGAATCATCTCATCATATACGAAGCGTATTACCTTTACTTCAAAGCGAGGATTAATCCACATGGCAAATTTTGTAAATAAGAAAGGATGCATCCATACTTCTTCTTTAGGTCTGCCAGCTTTACCTTTTTCTTTAACCTTACTCTTCTTAACTACCTGATTATCAATTTTAGGGGAATTTTCCCCTAAACCATTTTCACGTTCTTCAGCTATGAGCGCTTCTATAAAATCTCCAGTTCTTTTAGCCAAAAGAAACTCATCCATTTTTCTTTGTTCATTTCCTTTTACTGAATTCCATTGACGTAACAAGTCCCCACCGTCAAAATAGCCATCTTTTGTTCTCTGACTAACTGTAAAATCACCCATTGGGCGAATCATGATTTGGTTCGTTTTCATAATAAAGTTTTTTCGTCCGAGGACGTACCGCACTTCTTCATGCGGAGATAAAAAGCGAAAGCCATGCAGGGGGTTGTGGCCTACACAGCTTTCTATATCTTAATCCTCTGATTAATTCTAAATTTAATAAGTACAACCCAATGCATTGCAAATATACGGATAATTTTCAAAAGTGACACTTTAAGAGCCATTTTTTTTAAAAAAAGAGAGGTGCAAATACACCCCTCTTACGAAGATACAGCATAACTTCACAGTTTTCCGTATCTTGATTATACATAAAAAGCGTAAGTGCCAAAAACATTTACATCATTATTCTACAAGCTGAAAACAAAATGTCAAAGAGCGATTTATTTAAAATCAAGCATACATTATATATCTTTCAAATAATTATCCACCACTTTAATAAACTCGTCCAATGATCGGACAACAACGTACTTGTTACCATTCGCCTCACATTCCTTTTGCCAGTCTTTTTGTACCGGTCTTTGGTATTCTCCCGGCTTTTTCATTTCTACACACAAAGCTCCATAGAAACGGTTGCTCTTAAGAAGTATCAAATCTGCAACTCCGGGAAGCATACCTTCATCTTTCATATAAGCACCGTTTCTTGCAGAACGTCTTGCCGCATTAGGAACAGCAAACAGCATATTTCTGAGATGGGGATATTTTAAACGGAAATATCTAACACAAGAACATTGTATTTTATGCTCTTCATTTTTGGGCTTACTACGGCTGCTTGCCACACAAGCCTTGGATTTCATCTCTTCGTATGTCATAGTTTTATTTCTTTATGTAGTATGGCATTGTTTCAACAATTTATTTATCTCTCTTATTTCTATCTTCTTCCGACGAATAGAGACGGTTAAATCATGAACTTTTTTATCGTTGCTTACTATAGCAAGTCTTTCTCTATAAACCTCTATTTTATCAAATATAGAATCTCTTAGATTTTGCAATTCTTCTTTTGACAGACCTATTATTTTATCTTTAAAAGTATCTGCGTATGTCTTCATAATTTTCCTAATTAAAAGCCCCGAAGCGCATTCTCCGGGGCACAACCATTATTCACTAACCCTTGCCATTTATGTGTGGCTCACATTTATGTGGAGATGGGGCGATTCGAACACCCAATTAAGGACTTATCCTTTTGCGCTACTTCTAAGGTTAATTACTCCTTATATCTCACGTACCGTACTTTCTACCATGTGCACCTCTCGAAAGTCAAAAGCACTCCACTGCGCACCCCCATTTTCGCCCGCCCCATCTTCACAGACCGAGCAGGCATGTAAACAAATGCCCGACTATATCAATCAGTCAACCCAAATTTAATTTTAATAACATTGATGATGGCTTTATACTGTTTCTCGTAGATTGTTCCCGAATGTGTTTCCTCCACCTTCTTTTCAAATTCTTCAATGCTACCACGAAAACATCCACAGGTTATTTCCACTTTCTTTTCTTTTGTCAAATATGCGTGAGTGTGGCGATTGCATGAGCCGAAACCGTCAAATCCGCAATGCTCGTTGTTGTTTTTTATATTAGCATCGCCGGACACCCGAGCATTGCCGGACACCCAAGCATCGCCGGACACCTGAGCATTGCCGGACACCCAAGCATTGCCGTACACCCGAGCATCGCCGGACACCCAAGCATTGCCGTACACCCGAGCATTGCCGGACACCTGAGCATTGCCGGACACCCAAGCATTGCCGGACACCCGAGCATCGCCGGACACCTGAGCATTGCCGGACACCCAAGCATCATTTTCTTGGTCTAAGTTCCCTTCTTTCTCAACATATCCTCCCAAATCACCTTTTTGGGCATATTTGAAAGATTTTGTACACTTGATTTGGAATAACTTTATTCCAAAAACATTGATTATAAACTTATCTGTTAGCTCAAATTTCTTTCCCATATTCAATCAAAATTAAAATTATCCTCACCGTTAGGTTCTTCGTCCGGCATATCATTACCGAAGTCCATCGGAATGAACCAATCTGAAATAAACTCTTCCATAACTAAATCAAATCAATTATTTTGGTTTTAACAATCGCATCCAATCTCATATCAGACAAACCTTGTGAAAGATGTTGTTCCATCAAAGTGTTTGCCTCCTTTAAATCCTTTGCACAAACCAAATTATAGTATTTCAATTCTTTCTCATTGCCGTTCTCATCAATTTGAGTATCTACAATGGTAGCCTTGAAGAATGGCTTGTCTTCTGTCTTTTCGTTGATTATCTCAATGATGTTTGAACGTGAAATGGAGAAGACATCAGATTCCATATTATCAGATGCGTACTGTTCAAGCCCTTTGGCTTCCGCTTCTGCAAAAAGTGAGCAGTCTGTAATGAAGTGTTCTTTTACTTCTTTTTCAAGACCGTCCTTGTTAGGTTTCATCACCTTTAACTTTACCTCGTAATACATATCATTCCTCCTTTGTCTTGTTACGTTCCTTAATCATTGCATCGGCAAACTGATATGCCATCTCTGCTGTACTCTGTGTGTTAAAGTTGCATACGCTTTTTTCCGCATAAGGGTTGAACAATGTGACAACCCTGTTCCATAAAGTTCTCCTGCGCTTTGCTGTCATCATCATGCACTTCATTGCTTCAAGCGCAATATGATCGCGTGAAATATTCGATTCCATAATTTTATTGCTTTAATTGATTAATAACTTGTCTTTTGATTTTCTTGTACAGCTTCCCGACAAAACGTCCATGCTTCTCCGTTCCGTCACCGGGCAACTCATTTTTATAAACATGAAGAAGTAACTGGATGAGAAGCACTTCTTGTTTTGTCAAAGTAAGTTTCATAATTATTAGTCTTTAATCTCCCATAAATGCCAGCAAGTACTATGTAAGTTCACAAATTCTTCTCTCGGAGGGAATATTTGTGCCACTTGAATGTTATTTGGTAAAAACTTATATCGTACATCTTTCAACTGCTGATAACCTAATGGAAACTTAGCACTTACTGATAAATGCCATAACCCATTTTCTATTGCAATTATCAAACTCATCCCTTTGTATTTAAATACTCCAGTAGAATACACTCCATATTTGTCTGTTATTTCTTGCTCTTTAATATGAAAAGGGAATGACTTTGATTCATCTAACCTGTATTTGAGCAACTCTTCTCGTGTCATTTATTAAATGTAATTTATATATTGTTCAATTTCAATCTCCATTACTGAAGTATATCGGATTTACATAACCACATAACATCAAAATGGCAAATCGTCCAAATTTTCATCCACTTGTGCGGTGGGTGCATTTACAGACGAAGATGCGTTCTGAACCTCATAAGGCTTCATGTTACCTATATACGGAACAGCTTTTAGCTCGTCCTCTGTCATACGTTCGCGAACTTCTTTGGCAAGCGACTGTCGTATGCTGTGCGTGTCACCATATTTACCGGGAGACTGGTTTTCCCAAGCTGTGGAGTCAATATACGCGCCTTTGGCTTTCAAGTTATCATCTGCCGATATGAAGATGTTATTGTCTTCAATAGGTATGAAAACACCTCTTTTTGTAGATGTCGCGCCTTTTACAGTTACAACGCAGGAGTTTTTAAATTTTAGTAAATTCAATTTTATGCTATAATTCATAACTTAGTATATATTAAAGTTCTATCTTGTCAAAGTCAATGCCTCGTTCATTCATGAAGTCACCCAAAGCAATGATATTCTCACGGGTAGTAGTAACCTTGAAAGCTCTCGTTAACAGCTCAGGCTGTTGTACTTCGGGATGATTAATAAAAGGAGGTTGTTCGTTGGCTTTTTGTCCTGCCATGGCAAACGGATTGATCGGACGGGATTTGGCTTGTTCTACTTCAGCAGCTTTACGGGCTTCTTCAGCAGCCTTTCTTTCTTGCTCTGCCTTGATGCGCGCCTCTTTTGCTGCTTTGGCACGCTCACGTTGCTCTTTCAATCGGTTGGCATATTGGATGGTGGATGTGATGTTAAGTGTATCCATATAATAAGTACGGAGAACATCATAATCTTCGCCAAAACCTTTTAAGGTAGAAAGTTCGTTATCTACCTTAGCAAATATAGCATCAATGTCAGAACAAACAGACTTCATGCTTGCAGTCTTGTTCAGCCATTCCGGTTTAAACACCTTGTTGAAGTCCACGAGATTGGTGTTCATGCCATCAAAATAGGTTTTAATGTTTGCTTTCTTCTTTTCCTTATATTGCTGCTCGTTCTGTTTGACTACAGTATCAATCTTAGCGGAGCATTCACCAATGAGCTTCACCGTTTCGTTTACTACCTCCTTGAATTCTCCAAAAGGTTTCATAAACTCCTTCTCGATTTCAAGGCGTTTGGAGTTGAGAGCTTTTGCAGCTTTGTTGAGAGAGGCTTTATCTTTCTTTGCCTGATCGATATTGTCATCCGTGTAGTTGGATATATCATACTTCGGCAAATTCGCCATTACAATATCTCGGATTTGCTTTGCATTGGTAGTAAGGCTACCTAACGTCTTTTCACTCACGACCAGTTCTAGGTCGCTTTCTTGAATTGCTAAATGTGTATTCATTGCTCTGTTTCTACTAATAGTTTATTTATTTCTCTAATTTTTATTTTATTCCGAGATATAGCAACTTTTAAATCATGAATTTTCTTTTCATTGGAAACGACCTCTAAGCGTTCATAAATTTTACATATATCCTGTTGAATATTATTTTTCTCCTTAATTAAATCACACTTAATATAAGATGAAATCTTGTTCCTATATATATCAGCAAATGTTTTCATATTACTCAATATCCGCTATTTGGTTAATAATGTCGTCTGCCATACGAATGCGTTTCTCCATTTCTGCAAAAACCTTTTCATCTGGTAGTATGCGAACAATATGGATAGGATCTTTTTGGAAAGGATTGTAAGCAACAAAATCCGTCCAGATTGCATTACAGCACATCATGTGAGCCATACACTGATAGAAGTATTCATATTTGACTTTGAGGAGCGAATCATTGTCATAAACTTCACTTTTGTACTTCATGAAAGTATTTTGGGAAGGAGATTTTATTTCTATACATCCACGCTCCCCAGATTCTTCATCATAAAAGAACCCGTCAGGACTACTGGCAAAGTTGGGGATAGTGGGGTGCTTACACGACCCCACTTCTACAATATGCCTTCCTGTTAACCTTGAATACAAATTACGTGCGCTTGCTTCCTGCTCTGTTCCGAATCTCATTGCTTTGCTCTCTACATTAACAGCAGACAAATACTCGGCAAATGCAATATCATCGTTTACAATCTCAGGATTCATAGCTCTTTCTGCCGCAACTTGGAAAATGTAATTCTTGGCAGTATCGCTGAACATGTCACTTCTGCCGCTTTTCATAAGCAAGCCGACATTAGAACCACTAATTTTCCCAATTCGTGACCTAAACCATGAAAGGGAATGTTGCCCATTACCTTCTAAGATTTCCATTATAGTAATGTTTTTTGAACAGGTTTATCATTTGCTTTAGTTTGGGTATGGCTCACCGGCTGATCCGCTTTTGGATGTTCTTCCACACCTGCGGCTTTTGCTGCGATTTCGGCAAGTTTGCTAGCTTTAGATTCTTTATCTGTGACATCCTCATATTCAGTAAACTTAACTTCTTGTTCTTCTTGCGTGTACATTGCACCCAATTGGGCTGGAAAAGCTTCACGTAATGCTTGAACCTTGGCAATCTTGGAAATCATGGTAGATTTTTTTTCATTCCATATAGACTGCTTTTTATCGTATTCGGAAAGATTTACTTTCGCTACAATAGGGAATTTACGGTCAGAACGATAAACTTCACACCACCCACCAACAAGAACATCTGTTTTTTCATTATAGAAGCATCCTTCCACCTCTACAATTTGATTGTCTCTAACTAGAATAATACCGGCTTTGAAACCTTCATATTGCTCACTCGCATCAGCACGTTTGAAAAACGCTTCTTTACTGACAATCATTTGCGCCGGTTGTTGTCCGAATTTTACAAGAAATGCTTCATTCAAAAATGGATTAAGCTGGTTGAATTTACAAATACTGATAAACTGTACAATATCTTGGTCAGAGACCTGCCCGTTACCTTTTGTCAGATAGTTGCGTACAATATCAAATGACAACGCCACATCACTACCTGCAACTTGGTAAATAGTCTTGCCTTTACCAAATATTGCCAATGCATCATTTTCTTGCTTTGTTAACTTGTTTTCTTCCATTACTCTTAATATTTAAAGGTTTAACAATATCTTGATAACCCCTGCGCTAAGCAAAGGCTGGTTCTTTCTTCTTCTAAGATTTTATCAGTATATCCTGACGAAAGATTTGAAATGTGTAATTTTAAATTCTGATCAATCTGTCCTTTAACATCGGATATATCTTCCTTGATAAGCTGAATAATTTCTTCCTTAGACGAATACCCGTATTCAGGAAGATATTCAAGTTTACATGATTCAACTTTTTTCAGTTCTTCTTCCAATTGATATAGTTCATCATACATTCTGTTCTCTTTTATAGGTTTCATAAACAATGCCTACAGCAGCCAACAATTCTTTCATTCTTGAATTTTTCTGTTCCACGGCATCATACATGGATGCTTTAAATTGAACTTCAACAGTATAATTGGCAAGTTCTTCGTGACTCATAGCCAACAGTTCTTCTTTTGTTTTCATTGCTCTTATGTGCATTTAGTTATACATATTTTACTTTTAGTATTACATCTACCGGATTATCCTTCATTGAAGAAAAAGCGTCAAGTACCTTTTCCTTAATAATCCTAATCGGAATGTCTATAATTCTTTCCTCTACAACTGAAGCAGGAATCTTACTACCATTATATGTCAACAGTGTAATTGATTGAATTACATACGGACGTTTTTTATTCATCTTCATGTTCTAATCTTTTACTGTGCTTCTCTATATATATTGAAGAACAAGAAAAAATAGAAAATGAGATCCAAAACCAAACATTATCAGGATTGGCAAGCAATATTACCATAATCAATGATAAAGCCCAAATAGTTAAAATCGGTGTTCTTTTCATAACTTATTGATTATCTTTTTATTATGATGTAAAACTACTTTATTTTTGACTTTTATCCAAAAATTATACTTTGAAAAAACTTGTCATTAACATGATATAACAATTTGATAATCAGGCTTTTAAAGAAGCGTGCTTCACTACATCATAAGCATTACAATACCATCTTCCATTTTGGCGATTGGCAGGTTTCTTTTCGGCTCGTATCGCCCCAGAACCAACCAAACGAAACAGACGAGATCTACCTCCAACTATATCAGCAGCCTCACGTTGACCAAAAGTCTTATCATTAAGGACTATCTTCAATACATCTTCATCAATCATAT